TATATAAATCATACTGTAAGAACTGATGAAGTACCTAATGTTAAAGGTTTCAAAGAACATTTACAACGCCAACACGAAAAGAATATTGTTAAGGTAAAGTCCGATAAAAGCAAGGCTGAAAAAACTAAACAGCGTGATACTGAATTAACTCATGTTGAAAAGCATAAAGGACATTATGAGAATTTATTGGCATCACACCACCATTTACATCAAGCCAAAAACGCTTTGGTTAATTCGTTAGAGACACATGAAGGTCGTTATCATCACCATATTGATGGTAAGAAATCTAAACCTGAAGGATTTGTTGTGAATCATACACATAATGGTAAAGAAGAACCAACTAAATTGGTTAATCGTGCTGAGTTTGCTAAACAAAATCTATTGAAAGTAAGAAAATAAAACATGAAATCTTTTTTAGAGATTATTGAAGAAGCGAAACAAGGTGAAAAACACGCAGTAATGACCTTTGGTCGGATGAATCCACCAACTACAGGTCACTTAAAAGTTATTGATAAAGTAAAAGATGTTGCAGATAAAGTTGGTGGTTCACACCATGTCATTGTATCCCATTCACAAGATACCAAGAAGAATCCATTAAGTGGTGAACAAAAGGTCAAGCATCTAAAAAGATATTCACCTGGTACCAATGTTGAATCTTCTTCAAAAGAACATCCGTCTATTTTTCATCATGCAGCCAAACTATACAAAAAAGGTGTAACACATCTTCATGTTGTGGTTGGTTCTGACCGTGTAAAAGAATTCCGTGATTCTATAAACAAATATAATGGTGTAACAGGTAAACATGGACACTATAAGTTTCACAAGATAACAGTTCATTCTGCTGGTCAAAGAGATCCTGATGCTGAAGGTTCTGAAGGTATGTCTGGTACTAAGATGAGAGAACACGCCAAGAATAAGAATTTTGGTGAGTTCCGTAAAGGTGTTCCTGCTCATGTATCAGATACTCATGCAAAAGAATTGATGCACGATACTCGTAAGGGTATGGGGTTACATGAGTCAGCTGACCATGGTAGATTCAAAGCAATCTTTGTGACTGGTGGACCTGGTTCTGGTAAAGATATTATCATTCGTGAAGCTATTCCATCATCTACAATAACAGAATTGAACTTCATTCAAGCCAAGGAGTATTTGGTAGATAAACAAAAGTTATCAGAGAAAACTAACGATTATCGTAGAGAAGCAATCCGTAACCGTGGTCCTTTGATTATTAATGGTCCCGCAGATGATTTAGATAAAATCTCATACATCAGAGAAGAATTGGAAGAACTTGGATATCAAACATCTATGATTTTTGTCAATACTACAAATGAAACTAGTAAAGAACGCAATTGTTTGCTGTCTAGAATGATGGTTGAATCAATAAGACAGGATAGATGGGCTAAATCTCAGATAAATACTAAATATTTCAATGAGTCTTTTAATAACTTCATTACCTTTGATAATACAGGTGATTTAGATAGTAAAGAAGAAGATATACATGAGATGTACCAGTTTACAGATGAATTCTTAAACACAAATTGTTTTGATGAAACTGCTGAGGATTGGTTAAGACGCAGAAGTTTATTGAATGTTAATTCGTTGCTTTTTAAGGAAAACAAAAATGTTAAAGGCGCTAATAAATTTATTAAGACCAAAACCAAAGTCCTCATTGACAATGCCCCCGGTCAGCAACTCCAAAGAAAATTTGGAAAGCCCGATAGTGTCAGAGACGGAGACGTTAATTACAACTCCGGTTACACCTTCAGAACCTACGAAGCAAGTAGTAGATCCAATACCCCCAAAGTTGAAGTCTCCCCCAAGACCAAGGAACCCAACTTCCAAAAGGATAAAGAAAAAGTAAAGCTTAAGAAGTGGATTAATAGTGCTTCAGGTGCAATTAAAACACCTAGCCTTAGTCAAGAATATGAAACCAGAGGACAGGGAACAGTATACCCTATGTCAGGCCTAGGGGATGTTACATACAGAGAACAAAAAGAATTTAGTAAATTTAGAAAAGTTATAGAAGCAATTGATGACCCTGGAGCAAATGATATGGGTGTTAGTGGTGGAATGACAGGTGCAACGAATAAAGAACCATTAGTGACACCAGCAGATAAATTTAATTTGTCAGGTATAACTGTTAAGAAAAGTAAAAGAAAATTAAAAGAAAGTCATGTTGAAGATTTAGAAAAAGGTTTAGTTAAATTAAATGACCACAGTTATGATTCTATTGATAAGTTAATGCAAGACATTTCAAAGAAATATGGTATTACTGGTAAAAATTTACATGATGAATTTAAGAAAAAACACGGTAAAATACCTGATGACTGGATTAAGGACAAAAAATGAAAAGTTTTTTACAGTTTGTTAGAGAAGCTACAGAAGCAACAATAAACAACGACAAACAAGAATTGGCTCGTCAGAAAAAACATTTGCTTGATAAAGCGAAAGAGTATAAAGACCAAGCTGAAAGAGAAGAAGCATTTGGCCAAGGTGGTGGAGCAGCAAGAGCTAAAGGTGAAGGTTTTTCTACTAATGCAAACAATATTAAAGAATCTACTCCAGCATGGCAAAGGTCAGCAGGAAAAGATCCAGAAGGTGGCTTAAATAGAAAGGGAATTGCTTCTTATCGTGCAGCGAATCCAGGATCTAAACTAAGTATGGCTGTTACAACAAAACCATCTAAGTTGAAACCAGGTAGTAAGGCTGCCAATAGAAGAAAGTCATTTTGCGCTAGGACCAATGAAAAAACCAAATGGTGAACCAACACGCAAAGCTTTAGCTCTAAGGAAATGGAATTGTTAAATAAGATATGCACAAAATGTAAAGTGGAAAAGCCTTTAGATACAAAAAATTTTCCGCCACATAATAAAACCAAATCTGGATTTGATAGTTGGTGTCGCAGTTGCCGGTCAACCTATCGTTCTGAAACTAGGCGTGGAATATATCGTGATATGATTTCCGATAATGATTTAAAAATAATAATAGACGAGGTTAAAAGTTGTGTAATATGCGGTTCAGAAGAAAAATTAGTAGTGGATCACGACCATAAAAAGAATAAAATAAGAGGCATGCTTTGTAATCATTGCAATCGTGGTCTAGGTCATTTTAGAGATGATCCTATGTTATTGGAATTTGCAGCACAATATCTTTATGCCAATTCAGATAGTATAGAATGGAAAGATTATTTAAAAGAAAATATGTTAAACGGAGAAAAAAAATGTTTGCAAAAAATAAAGTAAGCCAATCTTTGGTGGATGCAGTCAATAAAATAATGAGTGAGAAGGAAGTGGAGTCTAAAGAAGAACTCCTAAATGAGGCCGAAAAAGTACCTACTGCTACAGGTATGAAAGTGTATGGTTCCCGTTATGGTGACTCACAAAAGGCTCGCAAAGACCAATTAAAGACTTCCCTTGATGATGTTAAAGGTCCATCAGAAAAAGATGGCAAATTAAGTGGTGGTGGATTATATCTTAGTAAAAATGTTAAAGAAGAATTAAAAGGTAATCAGCACAAGATTGATAAAAATAAAAATAACAAAATTGATGCTCAAGATTTCAAAATGTTGCGCAAAGAAGAATTAAAAGGCGACCAACATAAGATTGATGCCAACAAAAATAACAAAATTGATGCACATGATTTTCAATTACTCCGTGGTAAGAAGAAGGTTAAAGAAGATACTTTTGCTGCTAAATTACTCAATTCATTAGTTGAATCTGAAGAAATACAAAAAGAAATTAATGAAGTAATGAAGAAAGATGCAACTGCTGGTGATTGGATTCATGATTTTGTTCATTCAAAAAATCCTAAGTTTGCTGGTAAGTCCACAAAAGAACGTCAGAAGATGGCTCTTGGTGCTTATTATGCCAAACAAAATGAAGCAGTTGAAGAATTGGAACAAGCAGAAGCTTTAGTAGAAAATTTTAATATCATCAATGAAGTATCCGTTGGTGCTAAGATTCGTGCATATGCTCAACACACAACAGATTCTTTTGAACATGGTGATATGGGTAATGATGATGAATCTGAACATCACCACGAAAGAGCAAGTAAGATTATGGCTCACATTGAAAAACACCATGGACCAGAAGCTGCTAAACACGCAGAAAAATTGGCAAATTCAATGATATTTGGTCGTCACGACATTGGTAGTAAAACTAGTCCAGGAGAAGATTCTCTACATGGCGGACTGCGTAGAAATTTAAATAAGAGTGTAACCAAATCAGGTAAAATTGGAAAAAGCACACAGAAAGCCATGAAGGGAAGTTACATGGCAAAAAGAACTATTACTGGACCTAAAGCACAATTACCTGAATCATTTGAATTGAATGAAATTTCAAAATCAGAAGTTGACCATCATTATGATAAATGGACAAGTTCATCAGATGCTCCAAATCATCATGATGCCGGTGATGATCCTAAAATTCACAAGTCAGCTTTGAAATATTTGAGAGGCACCAACGAACCAAAAGAAAACCATGAAAAAATAGCCATGCATATTGCTAATAAGTTTCATGGTAGTGGTATTGATGAAGCTGCACCAAAGAAAATGGATGATGTTGCCAAACAAAATTTAACACCTGCTAAAAAAGGTGTTGTTGGTACAGTAAAGAGTGATTTTAAGAATTTCAAAAACTTCTTAGCTGGCAAACCAGAAACTAATGAGGCAGTTGAATCATTAGATGAAGATAGATATTTGATGAAATATTTACTATCTAGAGGTATCAATCCTAAGTATGTTGATAGAAATACAAGAGTTGGCCATGCAAAGTCTAATGAGTTCAAAAAGTGGAAAGCTGACCATCTAAACTCTTTAATTGTAACTAGAGAATCAAATGAAATGCCTTTTGATGGACCATATACAAAAACTAAAAAAAATGTAAAAGATAAATCTGGTGCTGTACATACACCAATGTCCCGTGCTAGAAATTTAGCTAGGGCAGCATTGAAGTCGGTACAAGACAAAACTAAAATTAAATAATGAAAAAGTTTAAGGACATCATCAAGAGAAATCCTGAACCGGCCAGAGGTAAACTTGGAATTAATCCAATGGATCCATGGTCGGCAAAGTATGGTATCGCTGAAGATGACACAAATGAAGATTTAAGAAAATGGTTTAGTCAAAAGTGGGTTCGCATGGACACCAAAGGTAACATCAAAGGTGATTGTGCAAGAGATCCTGGTGAAGGTAAACCAAAATGTTTACCACAAGCTAAAGCGCATGCAATAGGTAAAGAAGGTCGTGCAAAAGCCGCAAGACGTAAACGCAGAGAAGATCCAGATCCAGATAGGCGTGGAGCTCCTATTAATGTTAGAACAGAAAGTGCTGCAGCTGCAATTGCAGCCGCAACAGCAATTTCTAAAAAGAAGTCAGGTAATTATGATTCTGAAGGATTGAGAAAAACTCCTTATAAAAATCCAGACCACCCGTTAAGAAAAAGTAACGCTGAAAGAGAAAAAGAAATGAATGAAGATGAAACAAACGAAGCCTGTTGGACAGGTTATACGGCAAAAGGCATGAAGAAAAAAGGAAATCGTATGGTCCCAAATTGTGTTCCAGAAGAAGTTGAACAGATAGAAGAAAAAAATGTTCCAACTAGTCCTGAAAAATGGGCTAGAGCCAAGTCAGCCGCAAAATCTAAATTTGCTGTGTATCCTTCAGCTTACGCTAACGGTTGGGCATCCAAGAAATATAAAGCAATGGGTGGCGGATGGAAATCTGTTAGTGAAAACCATGTTGCAATCGCTATGGGTAATATGATGGATGA